AGCCGGAACCACCGCCTGTTCGTGTCGGTGTTGCTCGCATAGCAACAGGGTGGGTGTAGCTGGTGATCGCATTGGTGGGACCAACGTACTGCGTAGCGGCGTAGTAGTACCGCTGGCAAAGCGCAAGCCTGGCTGACAAAGGCGGAAGCTCAAAGTCAGTGTTATAGGTGCCTGACGCTGTTTCTCCGACCTCAAGCTGCACACCAGTGATGTAGAAGGTTGCGTTAGCGGTACCCACCCAAGACACTGCGCCGTTTGGCGCTTGATAGTTGCCCGCTTGCCAGGCGTTAGTTGTGCCGGTCTGCAGCGTTGTTCCAGTCCCGACGCTAAAGCGAAGCCTGGCTCCAACGCTGCTACCCGTTGCCCATGTTCCTGCCGTTGGGCCAGGAATTTTCAAAACGATACGGTTCCAAGTGTTAACAAGAGGAGCCGAAACACTGAAGCTGGTGACGTAGCTGTAGTCACCCCCAGAGTTTTGAATGGAGATGGCGTAGTTGCCAGTGACACTAGCCCTGACCCAAAAAGACAGCACTGCATCAAGAGCATTGGCGGTGCCCCAGTTCCAGGTTTCTAGGTTGTGGGCTTCAATGCGCTGTTGCAGGTTAATAGCATCGCTGGAGCCAATGGTGTAGGCGGTGTTATTTTCAAGGCCAAGGTAATTGGCACATCCTACCGGCGCTCCAACAGTGCCTGAGTTGTAATTTTTCTGGCTTTTAACAGATACGCCGGTGGCATTGTTGATAACAAATAACCATCTATCAATTATGTATTGGCTTCCCGTTATCGCGTTAAGCGAGTTGCCGTTGTTGTACTGATCAATCGAGAAATCGCCGTTTATAATTTTGTTGCGAAAGCCAAAAGCACCGCCGTTCAAATCTCCGGTAAATAAACCACCATTGGCAGATAATGTTCCAGCGACGCTGAGGTTGCCGGTGATGGTGCCGCCAGTCAACGGCAGGTAGCTGCCCGCCACGCTGGTCAGGTAGTTCTGCGCCTTCACCCACGCCGTCGTGGCGATGTTGGTGCTGTTATCAGCAGTGGCGACGGTCGTGGCGGTGGCGGTGCCCAGCGAGGTGGTGCCGCTGACCGAGAGGGCGTTAAGGGCGTAGGTGCTGGTCAGTTCACCCCAGGCGCTGCCGGACCATTTCTGCCAACGGTTGATCGAGCTGTTCCAACGGATCGTGTTGGTCGGGATGTTGGTGCTGGTGGTGCCGTCAAATTGCAGAGCCAAATCCACGTCACGGTCTTTGACCTCGGTGACGAAGTTGGTGTAGGTGCTTGTGAGTTGGGGGTTTGACCAGTTAGCCATCAGACTCCTCGTGCGCTCCAGCTAAAGGCGCCGCTCACCCGCGTGCCGGATGTGTTGAAAAGCAGCACCTTGAAAGTTGTGGGATTAGGCACGTCATTGAAATCATAGACAGCGATGACAGCGGTGGTAGTTAGTGGTGTCACCGAGATCGCCTGCACATCAACGAAGGTTGTGTTGAAGCTGACGGTTGTTCCTCCGCTGTCAGCCGCGTTGGCGGTTCCGTTGCCGAAGTCTTGCTTGAGTTTGGCGTCCAGACGAATGTTTAACGCCGAGGCGGTCAGCAGGTCATCGCCCCCGGCAGAGGCAAAGTCATAGCGGATCTTGATGTAGCGGAAGTTGGTGGCGTAGACCTCGCTGATGCCTGCGTAGTCAGTCCAGGTGGTGCCGTTGAGCGAGGTGCTCAGCGTTGGTGTGAGCGTCAGCGAGCCAGCGACCACCTGACTGGTGAGGGCGGCCGTGACCTTGGTGCCAGCAAGGGTGGAGCCGTAGTCAATGGTCTCCACGTAGGAGCCTGTCGTAGCGGACGGCATCGCGTAGTAGGGGTAGCCGGCGCTCACCTGGTTCTGCAGCGTCGTCCAGCCACGGCTCGTGAAGTGGCTCTGCCAGGTCTCAGTGGTGTTGACTGCCGCCACCAAGTTGCCGCCCTCAACCGCAACATTGGTCTTGGTGCCACTGAAGGTGCTGTTGAAGTTGAGCTGCAGCTGGTAGTCCGGCGGCTGGTTAACGACTGCCGTCACCGAGCCCGGTGTTCCGTAGTTGCCGGCCGAGTCGATGCCCGCCAGCCAGTAGGTGTAGGTGCCGGAGGCCACCTCAAACACCGAGGTAAAGCGCCCTTGCTTGGTGCCGATCACCGTGGCCGTGGCCCAGGCGTTGCCCTTGCGCAGTTCGTAGGCGTCGATGGGCAGGGTCTGGGTGCAGTCGTTCCACTGCAGCAGCACGTTGTTGTCGATTACCTGCTGGGTGATGCTGGGCTGGGTGGGCAGATTGACCTGTGCGTCGGTTTGGCCTGCTGCACCCACATTGCCCTTGGCATCGACTGCCGCCACAAACCACCGGCGCACGCCAGACCAGTTGGCCTTGGTCAGGAACACCGTGCCCTGCACCGTGCCTGCGGGTGTGGCCGTCGCCCAGGTGGACGAGGTGCTGCCATAGCGCAGCTCGTAATGCTGCGTCGACAGACCGCCGGCCACTGCACTCCACTTCAGTTCAACGTCTGTTCCTTTGAAGGAGTTGGTGACCGATGGAGCAGTTGCGGCGCCAATGGTTATCGAGGCGCTGGCTGCTGTGGTCGAATACACCTCTGAGGTGTCGAGCGCCTTGATGTACCAGGTGATGGTGCCGGTGGGCAGCAGGCCGATCTTGGCGGAGGTGGTTTGGAACAGGCCGATCTTGGTGCCCGTGCCCCAGCTGGCGCCTTGCCAGATTTCGTAGCCCTGCAGGTCCAGCTCGGTGCTTTTGTCCCAGTTCAGCGTGACGCCAATGTCTGGGTCGAGCACTGCGGTGAAGCCGGTGACAGCAGCGGGGGGTGCCGTCTTGCCGAGTGCCGTGGTTGAGCCTTGCAGGGGTGAGGCGGATGGCAGTCCGGCGGAGTTGATCGAGAAAATGCGGTACTCAAACAGCCCCGGCGTGGTGTTGAGGATTTCGTGCAGGGGGCCGCGAACGCGCTCGATGTTCCAGTTGCCTTTGTCTTTGCGCCATTGCACCTCGTATTCGCTGATGCCAGGCACCGGCAGCCATTCGGCGCTGAGCATTGAGCGCACGTCGTTTTGGTAGGTGTAAAGCGACTCGTTGAAGGTCAGCGACGAGGGGGTCGCCGGGACCTGGTTCAGCGTCGTGACAGTGCGCGGCTGAAGTGCGACGCCGCGCTCCACGTAGTCGTATTTGCCGCTGTCCCAGGCCAGGGCCGTGATGCTGTACAGGCTGGGCTCTTCTTCCTTGACGCTGAGCACACGCCAGCGCGTTGGGAGGATGGCGTCGTTCTGGAACAGCCAGGCCGCGTTGACGTTGGGCGCGGTGGCGAAGGCGCTGCTCAGCGTGAGGATGTTGCCGCTGATGCTGGAAACACTGCGGTAGTCGACCGTGCCGTCAGGCAGCATCACGTACAGGCGGGGATTGGTGCCGAGGGTCAAGCCGGTGGCGTCATCGAGGGTGATGGTGGAACCGCTGACCGCTTTGATCCGGCCGCCGCGCCTGACGCCAGAGCGCACGGGATCGGCAATGGCGATGATTTGGCCGGGGCGGACAAGCACGCCAGCTTCAAGGGAGGCGGTGAAGGACACCACCTCGGTCTCGTATCTCTCGGAGTACAGCAACCACTCACCCAGCCGGTGGGCTTGGCCGCGACTGGTGCAGGCAAATGCCTCGATCTCCTTGGTTACCGCGCCGTATTTGGCGATGCCGCTCTGGTCCTCGACCACCTCGTAGGCGTAGTCGCGCATTGCGATGTCGAAGTATTTGACCACCGCCACGGTTGAGCGCGTCTTCTGCGAGCTGCCGGCGTAGGTGAAGCCTTCCTCGGTGACGTTGCTGAGGCTGAAGAAATAGCTGCGGGTGCCGGGTGCGTCTTGGGTCAGCGTCAGCGAGCCGGCCGACCAGTAGGGCATAGCCCGGAACACCGAGCACATGTCGTTGACCAGCTTGTAAGCGTCCTCGGCGGTCTGGATGTTGACGTTGCAGGAAAAGCGGGGTTCGTAGTTGCCCAGGCCATCGGGGATGCCGTGCCGACCGGTGGTGGCGTTGTAGTCGTTGGTGCTGCCGCCGGGACGGGTGTTCAGGGCACTGCAGTACACCGAAGCGGCGTAGAAGGACCACTTGTCGAGCTGTGTGGAGTCGAGGAACTGCCCGAAGCCATAGCGCTTGCTGGTCAGCAGATCCCACAGGCACCAAGCAGGATCTGAGGTCCACTGCGCTGCAGCAAAGGTGCCGTCCCAGACGCCGCTGTAGATCAGCGCACCAGTGGTGGAATCGACGGTTGCGTTGCTGGGAATGCGGACCTTGATGCCACGGATCAGGTAGCTGCGGGTGGGGATGCTGTTGAACTGCTCGGCGTCGACGCGCAGTGCGACCAATGCCGAGTTGGGGTATCTGAGTTTGTTGTAGGTGATCTCGGTGTAGCTGGTCCAGGTGAAGGCGTTGGTTAGCTTCGGGTCGGTGCTGTCGGCGGTGACGCGCGTGACGCGCACGTTGACGGGGAAGGGCCCGCTTAGGCCGATGATGTAGTCGCGCTGGTAGGCGTCGCCGGTGCGGCCGGTGATTGTGTCTTCGATTTGGGTGACGAAAGAGCCGCCGTTGACTTGCGTGGAGATTTGCAGCTGGATGCTGGTGCCGTTGACGTCGCCCTCGTTGCTGACGCTTTGAAGTTGCGGGACTGTCACGGTGACGCGAACAGCGTCGGTGTCGCTAGCGGTGATGCTGCGTGTTACCGGCGAGGTTTTAGGGACGGTGACGTTGACCGGGACTTCGTTGGAGATTGCGGCAGTACGAGGGATGAAGGCTTGGTTTTGCGTGCCGTTGCGCGTGGTGATTGAGTCGTTGTTGATCTGAAAGTTGTAGGAGCCGTCGGCGTTCTGGAGAGGCGTGTTGTTGAAAAAGATCGACTTGTGGCTGTCTTTGAGCCCTTGGATCTCGCCCTCGCTGAGCAGGTCGATGATCTTGGCGTAGGCCGTGCTGTCGAGGCTGTCAGGAGCGGTCGATGGGGTGCGCTGACTACTGCCGCCACCACCCTTGCCGCCGCCTCCGCCGCCCCCACCACCAGCGCCAATGAGCCAGGTCATACCACCACCTGATCAATATCGATGCCGGCGGAGACCACCACGGATCCAACGAGGGTTTCGCCGTAGACGATGGGCACGGGCACGCCCTGGCGGCTGGTGTTTTGGATGCCGCTGAAGCTGTAGGACTTGCGTGGGTCGTCGTCACTGCCCGAGCCGCTAGTAACAGTTGGCGTTGGGGTGAGCATTTGCGAAACTCCGCTCAGCGCAAGGCCCGCACCAATAGCAAGGACTGGAGCTGCAAACGCCGTTAGGCCGATCTGGCCTAGACCAAAAAGACCAAGTTGCGCACCAGGCAGGGCGAACGAAAGGGCCACCAATGCAACGCCTGCAATGATTTTTCCGGTAGCACCAGCACCAGCCAATACAGGAACAATGCGGATCTCCTCGCTGCCACTGCTGGGGTAGTGCAGCTCTTCGTTAGCAATCTCGCGACCGCCTATCAGTACCTTGTAATGCTGGTCCGCCATGTGCTCCTCAAGCTGCGGGAAGTTGGCAAGCAGAAACCGCACAGCCTCAGCCGTGTTGGCGACAGCAGCTTCAAACTTGCGCCGCTTGAGGAACTTTGACAGGCGTCCGTAGATGCGGATGGTGCGTAACATCAGCCGAGCTGGAGCCTCTCTGCATCGTAATGACGCAGGCGACGGCCAGTACATTTCTGGAGCCAGCCGCCGTATAGGTCGAGGGAGGACAAACGCGGCCTGAGGTGATGCAACACAAATCCGTCACCGACATAAACGCCAACGTGATTGAGAGCGGAGCAGCCAATAGCCATCAGCAAGGCGTCGCCGGGTTGTAGCTCCTCTTCTTCGGGGATGACCGTGAAGCCGGCCTCGCGCCAGCAACCATCGAACATCGGCGCTTTTTCAAACTCCTCGGGCGTGATCGGGCGCTGCCAGTCCGGTAGGTCCAGGCCGTGCTCGGCGTACCAGTCCCGCGCCAGCGTCCAGCAGTCGGTGACGCCCCAGACCCACTGCCGGCCCACCAATGGCGCCTTGTAGCCCGACGGCTTGCACTCCCCCCAGGTCTCGGTGTTGGGGTTGACGATGTACCACTGCAAGCCGGACTTCTCGCAGCTCACGAGGTCGGCTTCGCTGGGTTCGGCTGGCATGGCCGGGTGCGAGTGGACGACAGCCACCACCTCGCCCTGGTCTTCGGCTGCGGCGTAGTCCTCAGGATCGAGGATGAACTGCTCAGTGGTGAGCGCCAGGTTGCGGCAAGGGATGTATCGCTTTTTGCCCTTGACCACCACCAGCAGGCCGCAGGCTTCGCGGGGTGCATCGCGCTTGGCGTGATCGAGAGCTTCGGTGCGCCAGGTCATGTGAAGTAGGTGCCGACGCCGGGGAAGGATCCAAAGGGCAGTTCGTTGTTGGCCCCGAAGCGGGCCTCGCAACTACTTAGGCGCTTGCCGCACACGTCGGCTGTGGACGTGGTGGTGGGCACGTCGTTCTCGGTGAACCACTGCGTGGCCGTGACGTTGCCGCTGGTGGTCCCGCTGGCTGCGGTTGTGACCGTGAACGTGTTGGCGGTGAAGGCGGTGACCGTGTAGGCGCCGTCGGCGGCGGTGCCGCTGGTGAAGTCGAGGTAGACGGATTTGTCCGTTGTCAGTCCGTGCGCGGTTCGGGTGACGGTGAGGGTCGTGCCCGTGCGGGAGTAGGTGCCGGTGAAGCTAGCGACGGGGCTGTAGGTGCATTCAGTCGATTTGTACTCCCACTGGCAGATGTTGCTGATGCACTGCCGCTTGGGTGCGCGGACGCCTTGGAGGTCAAACGCAGCGGACAGCGTGAACTCCACCACGTCCCGGTTTTCCAGGGATTTCTGAGAGATGTAGTAGACCTCGCGTGGGAACTCGACGGTGGGGTCGGGGGTGCCGTAGGGATTGACGTTGCCGGGGAAGTTGGTGGCGTCGATGTAGCGAGCCAGGGTGCGGATGCGCGTGAGCTTGGCGCCGATCAGGTCATTGCCGGTGGTGATGGCGTTGACGATCAGCAGCAACGAGGTGACCGTGCCGTTGATGTTGGAGACGCGCAGCTTGGGTTGGGGGAGCTGGCCGCCGCTGGTGTACTCGAACCCATCCGCCTCGATGGGCATCCGGGTGTAGCTGTTGCCGTTCCAGTAGATCGGGCCGTTGGCGTTAAGGCTGCTGCCGGCGTGGAAGCGGTAGGTGTCGGTGGAGCCGTGCAGCTTGGCCACCAGCTGCAGCTCGAACAGCTCAATGACGGCGCTGGGCGCAATGCCTTGGAGGTCTGAGACGGGGACTGGCATTAGGGCTCAAAGACCTCGCGGAAGGTGGCTGTGATGGAGTTGAAATCTGGGCCGACCAATTCCCTCGTCCAAGAAAAACAGACGTATTTACGTGCGGTGGTTTGATCGGGCGGGGTCCAGTCGAAGCTGGCCGCATCAACAGCGCGGGCATCCAAGAACGTCTCAATGGCAGCGGCGCCAGTGTCGTTCACGTAGAAGGTCAGCGCGTATTCCTTGGGATTCATGTGCCCGGGAATGCCGAACGTCACGCGCTGTTCGTAGCCGTCACCAAAGCGCGTCGTGCGCAACTTGGGTTCGCTCCGCTTGGATATTGAGTAGGCAGGCTTGTAGCTGGGGAAGGTTGCCATTACGCAAGTAAGCCTCCAGGACGCTTCTGCTTGATGATTTCCTGTTGGACAGCGGCAGACACGACACGACCGAGCGCGTTGGCTTTTTGATCGTCGCCTTCAACTTTAGATCCGGTGGCATCGACGTTTACGACGACATTGACGTTCCCGGAGTTGCCATAGGCGCTTACTCCCAGCTTTCCATTAGGTCCCCTGGTCAACGGGAGAATTCCTTCAGGGCCAGCCTCACCCATCACGCCGGTGCCCAGGGAGGCGCCGTCGGCAAATCTGAAGAGGGTGGGCTTGCTCACGACGCCTCCCTTGGCAAAGGGGATGATGCCGTTCTGGCCAAAAGCACCTCCGTCAGCGACGAACTCCATCGCGGAAAAATTCGGCTTAAACATGTCGCCCCCACCACCTCCACCACCGAGCGGTACACCTAGGGCTTTCAGCAGGGTCCCAAAGATCAACATCGTGATCTGTTTGGCGATGATCTGCACCGCCATGTCCAGGAACGCTTTGGCGACGTTCTGGAACAGATTGGAGAAGGCTTCTTGGACTGTCGTGGTGCCGTTGATCACGCCCATGACGGCGTTGCTCATGGCCCCCGATACCTCGGTCTGGAAGGTCTGAGCCAGGCTCGCAACCATGCTGCGGGTGTCCTTGATTTCGGACTTCCACTTACCGAGGAGTCCGGTTAGCGGGTCGTTCTCGGCGAGCTTGGCCAGCGCTTCCGCGTCGATGGCAGCAGACTCTGCGTCGAGCGCGGCCTGGGCGCCGGCGCGGGTTTCAGGGTTTTGGAGTGATTCCGAGAGACCGCGTCTTGCCTGCTCTTTCTGCACCTCGGCATCGACGAGCTCGGGGCTCATGCCTTCGAGGCGCAGCCGCGTGCGAAGGAGGGAATCGGCAGTTGATTCCTGGCGGCTGCGGGTTCGATTGAGGGTTTCCTGCAGGGTGTTTCGGGCCTTGTCCAGGCGGAGCTGGTCTTCCTTGAGCTTGTTCTGCGCAGCGAGGTCTTGCTTGAACTTTTCGTTGGATGCCTTGAGCTGGACCCACAGCTTGTAGAACTCGTCTGGTTTCAGCTGCTTGGCTGCGGTTTCCAAGAGTTGGGCGAGTTCACGGGCTCGGCTATTGAGCTCGCCGTTGTACTCGGCAGTGAGGGCGACACGGTCCGGGTCGAAGCTGGTGGCGGATGCTTTGCCGAGCTCGGTGAGGGCAAAGCGTGTTTCATCCAGCTTGTCTTGGTACTGTTCGATGCCCACCTTCGGGAACATCGCCTTGGCGATCTCGTTGAAGGCGGCGGCAGTCTTGGCCTCCGTCAGTGCGGCTTGAAGCACACGAAGGCGCTCCATGGCCGAGGTCAGTGAGCGAACTGCGGATGCATATTTCTCAGTTGCAGGAGCCCCGATGTCAGCGAATGTCGGTGCAGTGGGCGCGACTGAGGTGCTACCAGGCCCTTTGTACCCCGAACCAGGGTCGGCCAGGTGCATGATTTTGTAGCTCTGGCCTTTGGGTCCAGCAATGGTGGCGTAGTTGCCGCCAAGGCCCTTGGGATCGCGGGTGAAGTTCTGGAGGGTGTAGCCCGGGGCCAGGTTCAGCGGGGTGCCGGTGGGTCCTGCAAGGTCGTATCCCTGGTGGGTGCGACCACCGCTGCGTGCGCTGCCGGGTCTATCGGTTAGCTGCAGCTGGCGGTTGATGTCAGGGGCAAAGATGGCGCGGGCTTCGGCCTCGGAGGCGGCGCCTGCGACGTGGAAGTGAGGACCGCTGCTGCTGGTGCCGGTGTTGCCTTGGGTTAGGCCCGTTGCACCACCGACGGGGCTCTGGCCCGTTAGCTGACGGCGGTAGTCAGCGACGTTCTTTTCGTAGTCGCCGGCGCGTTTGCGGATCTCGGCGATCTTTTTCTCGTTCTCGAGACGGTAGTCGCTGATTTGCTTCTCAAGGTTGGCGGCTTCGACGACCAGCAATTTTTTCGCTGATTCAATCTCGAGTTCGCCACGCTCTCGGACGGACAGATAGTTGTTTAGTGCTTCTAAGGCTGTTCGAGATGCGCCCTCCTCACCGGCGATGAGCTTTTTATTCGCCTCTTCCATTTGGAAGATGCGCAGATCGCCGGCGGCACGGAAGATTTCGACTTCTTTTTGGGCGCGCTGCTGGCGCAGCTGGAACAGCTCGTTGTCTTGTTGACGACGTAGCTCTCCGATCTCTTTTTCTAAGGAAACTCGGTTTTGGGCTTCTAAACGGATGTTTTCTGCCGCTCTGTCTTTGTCTCTCTGGCGGTCTACCGAACTGAGTTGTCCTTTTAGTCTTTGTTCCTGCGCTTGTAAACCTTGCAGGTCTTCGCGCAGTCCCTGCTCGAATCGGCCCACTTCAGATCCGGAGACCGCGCTCCAGAACTCGCGCCAGCTTTGGATGCCTGGCTTTAGCTCGTATTTGATTTGATTGATTTGCTCGCGGACTTTTTCAAGGGCGTCTATACCACGCGCATACTCGGCGTCGACGATGGCTTGCTCAAAATCTCGGGCTGATTTTGTTGCGCTGTCGGCTGAGTCGCCTACGTCTTTGTATTTGGTCTGAAGGTTCTTCAGTGCTTGAGCTGCCCGCTCAGACCTTGCGGTGTCTTCTTGTTTCTGTTGGAACTTGCCGAAGGCGTCGATTAGGACTGTTATTGCTACTTGAATAGCTAGCAAGATGAGATTCATCTTGACAAAGCCGAGGATCGCTGAACCAGCTGTGCGAGCGGCGGCAGTTGTTGCACCTCCAAACCGAGCGATTGAGGCACTTGCTTTTTCAGCCGAGCCCCCAGCGGTTGTTAATGAAGTACTTAGCCCCAATAATTGCTGCTTAAGTGCTTCGACTGCAGGCACAGTTGAGGTTAGGGTCCCTGCAAAGGCGGCTACGATTGCGCCCATTCGGACGAAGGCAGCGCCTACTGCAGCTACCAGCCCCGCCACAATCGCTGCGATTCGCGTTGCGAGCCCTTGGAAGAAGGTAACGATGGGTTGCCAGGCTGCGATTAAGCCGGCAGCGGCGAACGCCAGCTTCACAGCAGACATCACCCCAAGACGCTCCAGTAGTTGGAATTGCGTCGAGATTTGGCTGAGGTATTGAACGAAGGGAACCTGCAGGAGTTGGCCGTAGGCACGCAGCACCTGGCCAAGGCCCGCTGAGAAGGCGGTTACGGCCTCGCTGAGATTGGAGAGGATCTGGACGAGAGCTTTGAAGTTCTCGATTTGGATCGAGAGGAAGCCTTGGGCGAGGCGGGCCAGACCAGCGCCCACCAAGCCGATGGATTTGGCGATCTCCTCGAACAGATTGCGCAGAGGCGCGATGACCGTGTTTGCGCTGGCTTGAAGGGAGGCGAACCCTTTTTGGACGCCCTCGGCGAGCTGGGCTCCGAAGGACTCAGCACCGGCGCCTATTTGTGCAAACAAGCCGGAGCCACCGCTGATGATCGAGAGGTTCGTGCTCAGCAGTGATCCAAGACCGCGGCCGATGCCCTCGCTGATGGCGAAAACTTCCTCGCGGATCTTGAACAGGAAGTCGAAGACCCTGGTCAGGCCCCCCAGCAGGGGATCGAGGAGCCCGGCGCCAAAGCGTTGGCTGATCAGCTCACCGAGGTCGCGGATGTTGGAGACGACACCGGAGAAGCCTTGGGCTGCGATCCGCTGGCCGGCGACGGAGGCGGCGAGGCGCTCCTCGAGGAATTTGACGACACCACCGGCTTGGGTTTTGGCGCGGGCGACTTCTTCGTTCGTGATGCCCAGTGCCTTGGCTAGGTAGGAGTCCGTGGTGATGTCACCCCGGAGGATCGAGCCGATCTCTTGGCGTGCCTGGTACAGGGGGATGCCGAAGGTGCCGAGCGCGGCGGAGAAGTTGATCGCCAGGTCCTCGGCTTCCTTGAGGCCACCGCCGATCTGACCTATTTGGGAGGCGACGATGCCGAAGACTTCGATGACCTCGTTGGAGGTGACGCCGGCCAGGGCGATGGACCGCTCTCGGATGCTGTCGATGCGCTTTTGGACCTCGCCGGTCAGGGCGACGATCTTTTCGTAGGGGTCGGTGATCTCCGTGCCGTTGCGGAAGACCTTGTTGGTGGAGGCGAGGGTGGTCTGGGTCTTGAGGATCGTTTCGCGGAGCTTGATCTCGCGGCCGATGGTTTCGTTGAAGAAGCCCCCGAAGGCGCTTTTGACCACGCCGACGGCTTCTTTGATGGCGAAGAGAGCGAACCCGGCTTTGGCCAGGTTGTTGACCAGCCGGCCGGCACCGCTGCTCGCGGCCTCGAAGGAGTTCGCCAGGATCGAGCCTGCTTTGGCGTTCTCGCGCAGCGCGGCGGCTGAGGACGGGGCGCTTCGAGCGACGTTCGCGGCACCTTTGGCGAGGTTTTCAAACTCGCGTACTCGGTCCCCGACACCGGGGATATTTTTGCTGACTCGGTAAAAAGATTGGATCGTATTGCCAGCGTCTTTGACGTTGCGCTGAACGTCTTTGAAGTTTCGGTTTAGTTCGCTTACGTCAATGCGAAGGCTTCGCGACTTTGTGGCATCGTTTGCTGTTTTGCCAAGGCGCTGCAGGTCCTTTTCAGCTCGCTGCGTATCGGCAGTGACGTTGAGCCGAAAATCAGCCACTTCGCGCTGTATTCGTTATCCGTATGCTACGGCCGTCGCTCGACCGGAGTCATCAGTGCGGCCAGGACATGGGCAGGCAGCATTTGTTTGCGGCCGAGAGAGGCGAGGACAAATTTGGTTGGGTTGCTGGGGCCGTCAGCTTGGCTAGAGGCGGGCCTCCATTCGGGATAGGGGAGGAAGTCTCTGACGTTGATCTTGGGTGCTGAGCGTTTTGAGCCGGAGAACCCGTGGGCAATTTGGATGAGGATTTGCGTTAGGCGGGCGACGGGGACGGCCTCAAGATTTGCTTGGCCTTTTTCACGGTCATCGATGACCCGCAACATCCAACGGATTGTGTTGATGGGGGTGCGCAGAAATCGATCCGCTGGAAAGTCGGCCCCGAGTGCCGAGGTGCGGATGCGGACATAGATCACGTCCCAGTCGGTTTCGGGACTGCGCAGGTAGTCCTCGCAGCTCTTCAGGAGCTCTTCGGGGGTGGGTTGAACACCTGCTCGTCCTCGGCCTTTCCCGTGGTTTCGGGCCAGCCGTCACGCTCCCAGCTAATCAGGCGGAAGACATCCTCCATCAGCTTGGTGGGCATGGCTTCGGTGTCAGCCTCGCTCCAGTCCTGGACACGCTCCCAGTCCTTGGATTTGGGAAGTTTCACTTCGGCGCGGTACTGCATGAACAGGGTGACGAAGGCCACCTGCTGCTCGACGGCACCGATGCTGTTGCCCTGGAGTTCTTCGAGCTCGCCGGCATAGTCGTAGAGCAGATCTTGGTTTTCCTCGGTGGTGTTGCTGAGCAGCTCTACCGCTTCTTTGGTGCTGATGCCTTTGTCCTTGGCTATGCGCTGGGCGAGCTTGATTGAGGCGAAGGTGGAGCGGGATTGTTTGCGGGAGATGGCCTCAATACCGCGGGATTCGCCGGGGACGAGGTCGTTGTAGATGGGGAAGCGAAAGGGGCCGATCTCGTGGTACTTCTCAGGGGCGAATAGAAGGCTCGCGTACTTGCTCATCGCGGATGGGGAGCTCAATCTCCCAGGCCCGTTGTGGGCTCGGTTGATTTAACAGCTCGGGCGGAAGTTCAACCTCAATAGTAGCGGCTTCATACGCTAGGCGTATAGACTGTGATTGGATCAGGGGTTCGAGGTAGAGGGCTCCGCAGTGGAGCGTGGAGCCTTCCTCTCGGCAATTCACGGCGTACACGGTGTACAAGCCGTCGATCAGCAAGTCGTATTCCATAAGGGCATTAAAAAAGGCCCCAATGAAGGGGCCTGTGGGTGACGCGCTCGGGATCAGGCGGTGCGGAAGGTGGTGGTGAACCCTTGGAGTGGGCGCTTCAACCCGGAAGCCGAGGCGGTGCCGTTGGCATCCACGGCCTGGGTGATGGCGCCATCGAGGACACGCAGGCGGTAGATGGTGCCGGCGGCGAGGTTTGCACTCGGGTTGATGGTCACCACGTTGCTGGCCAGGGAGACAGCAGCGTCGACCTTGGCACCGGTGGAGGCCAGTTCCAGGCGGAATCCGGATCCATCGCTTTGGCCCAGAGCAAGCTGGGTTAGGGCGGCGGTGCCGTTGCTGGTGTAGGTCACGGTGATGTCGTTGCCGACCACCACTGCCGAGGCGTTGTCGGCGGGGACCACTGCGGCCTGGCGGGTGCCGTTCACGAGGAACAGGAGGCTGGATTGGACACCACCGGTGGTGATGGAGGTGGAGCCAGCGTCGTAACGACCGAACACCGGGCGGGCTCGGGACATCAGGTCGAAGGACACCTCGGTGAGGCCCTCGGCGGTGATGTTCTCCTGGTAGTTCTGAATCACGGCGTTGAAGCCGGTGAAGTCATAGATGTAGTTACCGGAGGAGCCGTTGGCCTGGCCCAGTTCCTTGAGGAATTCGATGTAGATCTCGAAGTCCTTGTTGTAGCGGGCGCGCTGGATGAGGTCGAAGCCCTCGTTGTAGTTGCCGCGGAAGACGGGGTCGACCGAGCCGGCGGGGATTTCAGCGTCCTTCAGGAAGTAGGCGGTCACCGAAGCTTGCACAGAACTGCCGGTGATCACGCTGTCCATCCAACCGTCGTCCCCGAGGAGGCGGAACTCCTGGTTGTTGTCGTTGATCTGGAAGCTGGTCTGGGTGATGCCCTGGATCTCGATGTAGGACTTGCCGCTCTCGAGGGTGGGTAGGGTGATCATGCCTGCACTGTCGCGGGTGGCGAAGTAGCGGGCGGGGGGTGTCAGGTCCACGGCACGGACAACGGTCCGGTTTGCCTTGTGGAACGACAGCCCGATGGCGTAGTCGGCCATGGTGGTGACTCCTTAAGGGATCGGGGGGTTCAAGACGGCTCCGCGGATGCGTGCCGTGAGGGCCTCAAAAGTGGCCTCGGTCCGGGCCATGTACGTGACTTGGTCCCTGGGGAAGGCGCGGGCAATGCGCCGGTTGATGTCCAACAGGGATGTGGACATCTGCGTGCTTTCCCGTTTGCCGTAGTTCGTGAAGCGGACGGTCCAGAGCTCGAAGGAGATGACGCCGCTGACAAAACCGGGGCTGGTGATCTCGGGGACGTCCTCGATGACGCACTCGATGCCGGTGATCGCCCAGGTGGAGGGGACCATGGAGGCACCGGCGACGTAGACCGCGGGGACGCGGCTGGTATCGGGGAGCGTGTAGTAGCCGGGCCAGCTGGTGTACGCCTTGAGGGTGGAGCCGTCGTTCTCGTAGAGATCGAGGATGTGGAGCTCAAGGGTGCGCCGGAGCGCGGTCACCGGTGGGAAGGCGGTCGAGATCGTCACTGCTGGGCCTCCAGTGCGGTGCGCAGCAGTTGGCCGAACTTGGCGGGGGCCTCCTCGAGGGGGGCTTTGGTCCAGGGGCGGCCGGGGAAGCGCATGCCAGTGGTGGCAACGCCGCCCTCGTGGACTTGTTGGGCGTAGTCGACGGGCCAGGTGAAGGTGACGGAACCGTCGGGGTTGACGGTGCGTGTCTGGCTGGCGCGAAGGCGGCCGGTGTCCACGATGTCCCGCACTTGCGGCGGGGTGGGGTACTCCCACTTCACGGCGGAGATTTCCTCGGTGAAGCGGGTGTCGAGCCAAGTGGCGAGCTGCTGCAGGGCTTGCGCCTTGGCAGCGGTGAGGGCTTGGCTGAAGTCCGGTTGTTTGCGGGCCATTAGGTGGGCCCTCCGACAACGCGGAAGATGCCTGCGAGGGTCTGGCGAAGATCGCGCTGGTGAAAGCTGTCTTGGGCCAGGTCGAAGACCAGCTCGAACCGCCCTCGGTAGCCGTTGATCACACAGTCGGCTTGGGCGCCGTTGGTGATGCGGGGGTCGAGGGTGGAAGGGCTGAGGAGCCGACCTCGGCAGGAGTAGGTCGTGGTGTCGATGCCGTTCTCGGGCTTCCAGGAGGGTGCCTGGAGGGTGAGTGCGGCGAGGTACTCGATGGTTTCCGTTGCTTGGACAGCGTTGCCGGTGGCGACGTCTGTGGTGGCAAAGCCGGTCCCGACTAAAAACGCCAGCTGGGCATTACCCCAGGGGGCGTAGTTGGCGAGGGTGGCGGCGGGGATGGTCATCGCTTACCAGGCGAAACCAGTGATGGGCAGGCTGTTGAGCAGCCGCTGGTACTCCTGGCCGTAGAGGGTGGAGGCGAAACCAGCTCCGAGGGAGGAGCCGGATTCGGCGTTCACTTGCAGGCCGATTTGGATGGTGCGCGTCGCTAAGAGGTGGGCAGCCAAGTAGCTGACGGCCTCGGTGTGGATGGTGCCCCAGCGGTCAGCTGGGGTGGAGCGGCCCGCCTCCGCCAACGCCCCGTCCACGACCGAGAGCGATTGCTCGCCAAACTCGGGGAAGCGGAGCAGAAAGGCGTTGGTGGAGGGGACAGCCATCAGCCGTTGCCGTCAGTGAGTGCGCTGATGCGCTTAGCGATGGCGTTCTTCACCCGGATGCGGGACTCCTTGGCGTCCCAGCGGCGGAGCTGCTCCAGGTCGAAGCTGTCTTCAACCAAGCTGAGGGCCTGGGTGATGGGCAGGGCAGCGATGGAGTCGCTGGCTTCGGCTGGGGCAGCTTGGGCTTCCGTCGCGTCCTCGGTTTCGATGCGCAGGGCGCCGAGTTTGAGGAGGTTTTTGACCACGTCGTAGTCCTTGATCTGGGCCCAGACGCTCTCGGGGAAGTCACGGGTGACGCCGGAGTTGACCTGGATGTGATCGGAGAGACCGCCGCCACCGACGAACGAGAAGCCGATGGAGCACTCCTTGTCCATCGGGGGATTTTCGAGCTCGGGGCGGTAAACGATGATCATGACTGGGTGAAGAGAGTATGCCAACCCATTCTGACTGGGTTAGAAAAGGCGCAAAGATTACGCCTTTTCCAGCACCATGGCGCTCTTGGGGTAGTAGAGCGCGAGGCCACCGATTCGGGCGTGGGCGGCCACGCTGAACTCGAGGGCTTGGCGGAGGGGAGGCAGGAACTCCAGGGGTTGGGGGATGTGCAGCTGCAGCTTGTCGGGGCTGCGGTCGTACACCACCACGCGGTCCTTGGAGAGGGTGCCGCCGGACTTGCTGGCTTCCAGCTCGTTGATCGGCTCGATGGAGCTGATCATCGGGTTGGTGCGCAGGAAGAATTCCATCACCGTGGTGTCCGAGGTGCTCGAACGGGGGGTGGTGGAGATGATGCGGTACACGTTGTAGGGCACCAGCATCGTGTTGGGCATCTCCTTCATGTTGGAGTTCTGCACGAGGCGGGTGGGGGCCTCGTTCAGGAGCTCCAGCATTTCGTCGGTGGTCACGCCGGCCGTGTCGAACCACTTGTTCGGCACGGTTTTGTCGACCTGATCGTTGTTGAAGAAGCCCTTCATGCCGGAGGCGGTGTCGCCGAAGAAAGCGATCTCTTGGACCTTCTCTTCGTAGGCACGACGCACGGCATTAGCGCGGCGTTGCTCCAGGTTCATGCCGGGCACCATGGCGGCGGCACGGGTTTCCTGGATGGTGTAGGCGAAGGAGGCACCCAGCGAGCGGATCGGGTGGGTGACTTCTTTGCGCAGGACGTCTGCACGGGGCAGGTCCTGGGCTTTGTCGCCGATCACCTTCATCGAGCCTTGCTTGTCGAAGACGCGATAGGTGTAGCTGTCAGCGCCGTTCCCGACCTCGGAGGAGATGGGGATCAGCTGGCTGTACTTGATGTCGGCGTACTCAACCTCGAAAGTGCGAGCCAGGATGGTCTCCAGCTCACGGGCGAGAAAAACGCCGACCTCGTCGTTACGGATTTCGGTGGTCATGGCAAGAGGCTCCGTGATCAAGCGTCGGCGGAGTAGGTCATGCCGGGGATGTCAATCTCCAGCAGGACCAGGCCGGCAGCCGAGGTTTCAGACAGCCAGCGAGCACCTGCGGTGATCTCGACGGTCTTGGTGGCAACGGCGGTTTTGGTGAAGCGACCCAGGAAGGCGCCGGCGACGGTGCCGCTGTGGTCAGCTTTGAAGAAACGCACGGCATCACCGAGGGCGATGGCGGCGGTGGAGTACACCCAGACGACTCCTTTGGAGACCACGTTGACGGTCTCGGTGTTGGGGTAGCCGTAGCGGCCGTCGCTGTACACCGGGGTGGGGACCGGGGTGTAGCTGGAGCCGAGGCTGGCGCCTTCGAGCACTTGGGAGCTCACGGCCAGGCCCTGGATCAGGGTGGTGCCGGTAGCGATGTCAACGGCGAGAGCGTCGTTGGTGCTGGGGGTGTTGTCGGTGGCAACCAGGACGCCGTAGGGGATGGCGGCGCCGGATTGGTTGCGGTAGCTGCGGCAGACGTATGCCTGCAGGTCAGCGACCATGCCCTCGTGACCGACGATCAGGTCGAGGGGGTAGGTGCCCTGAACCCCGGAGGGATTCGCGACAGTGGTGGCGGTGAAAGTAACGGCCATGGAAGGAACTCCTTACTTGGTGGCGGTGAGGGGACGCTTCCAGGCATCCGCCATCCGGGACCGGTAGGTGTCTACCGGGGAGGCGGCACCACGGCCGGCGCCCTTGAGGGCATCGCGCAGAGTGGCGGTGCTGTCGGCGCGGTCTTCCTTGGTTTCGGGCTCTGCGCCCTCGGCCTCGGGAGCTTCTTCGCCGGCTTCGGCCTCGTCACCTTCGTCTTCGGTGTCCTCTTCGTCGGAACGAGCGGCGAGGATGCCGTCAACCACGCCTTGGATGTAGGCGGGCTCGGCGTCTTCGCGAGGAGCGGAACCGGTCAGGTTCTCGAAGGCTTGGGCGTAGAGAGCTTGGTCGTCGATACCGTCGAACTTGAAGTCCTCGGTAAAGGCGGGGGCCAGCTTCTGCAGGGTGGAGAGACGAGCCGCGACGAGCTTGTCCAGCTCAGCGGTGTCGATTCGGGGGGAACCGCCCTCGAGCTCGGTGATGCGCTCTTCGAGCGCGTCAGCACGACCTTCGGCGGCTTCTTTCTCGTAGGCGAGGGAATCGAAATCTGACTGCAGCGAGTCGAGCTTGGAAGACAGCTCGTCGCGCTCGGTGGCAACAGCTTTGAGTTGGCGCTCCATGTCCCGTGCGAAGGACTGGACCGCGCTAGCTGAGTCAGCGGGCAGATCGATCTCCAGGCCGTCGAGCTTGACGGTTGCCATAACGGGAGATGCAGGTGGACAGGGCTGGAGCGCCGATCCGTGGTCACGGATCAAGTCAGGGTCGTAGGAGACAGCGTCGGCCGCGTCCATGCGATCCATGAGCAGGCGTACCTCGGGGCCAGCCCGGCCTCGGGGCACGATGGCGATGTGGTTCACCCGGATGTTGCGCTGGACGCCGGCGTATTCCTCGCCCTCGGGGGTGAAGCCGGGGGTGGGGTCAAAGTCGACTTTGTAGCCGGCACTGACTTCCGTGGCGTCTTTGCGCTGGATCTTCTCGATGGCGTCCTGGTCCGTGATGACCAGGGCCACTTCCACGAAACCGTCGTTGTACCGAACTTGGCTACCGGAATAGCCGACTTGGTACTCCTTGGTGTTGGAGGAATCGAGAAGGACCGGGGGATGCCCCCACGTTGCGGGTTTCATGCCGAACGTGGAGAGGGAGTCCGGTGCGCTGACCTCAGAGGGAGGTCGGTACTCGCGGACTTGGGATCCATCTGCGCGGCGGTAGAGCTGTGTGCCCGTGCGCGCTGCACGACACCAAACGCGGAGGTAACCCTCCTCGGTTGTTTCGCTTCCAGTAATGGGAGCGAAGTCGTAGCGAGAAACAGATGTTTCCATGGCACCACATTACGGGCTTCGTGTGTAATGGGTAGGCTTAAACGGTAAGCGGATAGAGCTCAGTGGCGATACACAGGCAATTAGTGCTGTGTCGGCGTATTCGCGGCCTAA